AGATATACAGGCTAAGTTAATGCAAGGATTAACAAAAAGAGCGGTGTATTCAAGAGGAAAATAAAATGGCTAATTTACGCAAGGAGGCGAAAGGGCGTGAATGTCAGGTAAGAATCCCTGGCATTTGCACAGGTGAAAACGAAACAGTGGTATTGGCACACTATACAAGCTCTTGGCTTAGAGGGATGGGAAGTAAGCCGCATGATATTTTTGGAGCTTATTGTTGTGCTGCTTGCCATAACGCAATCGATGGGAGAGTAAGAACAAGTTATTCCCGAGAGCAATTAAGACTTATGCACGCTGAGGGAGTATTAAGAACAATCAACATTTTACTCAAGGAGGGGAAAATATGTCTGATTGGTTAGAAGTTGCATTACCTTATCCGCCGTCAGTGAATCATTATTGGCGGCATACACGAAACGGACGGCATTATATCAGCGAGGCTGGTAGAAAATTCAAAACGGAGGCTTTGAGAATTTTACAACAATTTGATCCATTTACAGGTTCAGTGGCGATTTGCCTTGATGTGTACTATCCCGATAACCGAAACCGTGATCCCGATAATATAAACAAAGGGCTTTTCGATAGTTTAGTCGCCTCAGGATTAATACAAGACGACAACAACAAAGTGATAAAAGATTTTCGCAGCAAAAATTGCGGAATCAAAAAAGGCGGAATGGTTGTAGTAAAAATTAGAGGGCTTGAAAATGAGTAAATCAATCGAATTGTTAGTTAAATTACATAATCCAAAATGCGTTAGTATTGAAACAGCCGGAAGAGGCGGCGTGGCATTGCTTTACAAAGAGCAAATTATTTGCGCATTTGCTCAAGCTGAAAGTAAATATATGCTTGGTTATCATTTGCTAATGAGCAAATACCGCCAAGAAAAATCCTCAAGAGAATTTGTTGATAGTTATGTTGATGCGTGGTGTGAAGAGTTTGGCCATCCTGAACACGCCTCAGAGGCCTTAAAATATGTTATTGATATGGTATGTGATTTGCCGTTGCCTAGTCAGTTAAGACATATTAAAGCGTTAAGAAAACGCTATTTACGCTCACAATATGCGCACTTATCAGCATTAGACAGAGCAAACAAAATGGCTGAAGAAAATGGATTATCTGTTAATAGCGTTGAGGCTCGTCAATTAAGAATTAGAGAATTAAACGATTTGCGTAAATCCAACACTTGCCCTCGCTGCCGTGGCACAGGTGAAGTCGGTAGAGTGCAAAAACATAAATGCCCTGAATGTGATGGAACAGGTAAACTGAAAGCAACAATCTACCATTTAATGAAGTCCATTGATTGCACTGAGGCTTATTTCAAACGTTATCTCTTGTCTTTAGTGGTGTATTTTGAGCGCCATTGTTATAATGAAATGAATTGCGCTGAAGATGTGATCAAGCAATACTTAAAAAAGGAATTACAACAATGATTAATTTAAAAACAACAGATGCGGAGCAGAAAGTTGATACGGCAGTAAAAATGTTTATTGGGTTAATGCTTGATTCAAAAGATGAGCTGAATGCTGCCAATATTGATTTTGTTGGAATGTTTGGTTCAACACCTTACGATGTTTCTACATCATTTATCATTGCAAAAGGCAATAAGAGATTTAATTATACTTATACAATCTCAATAAGAGAAATTGAGTTTATAAATCCAGAATTATTGCCAAGTCTAATGAGATCTAAATCCCAATTAGCTATTGAAAAAATAAAAGAGCAACTTATCAAAAGCGTGAAGTAGATCACAGTTTGGTAAAAATTAATCTCCTATAATTAATCAGATTAGTTATGGGAGTTTTTTTATGAAAAAATTTTCAGTTGTTTTTGCTGCACTTGTGCTTTGTGGTTGTCAATCAGGTGCGCCGTCTTACTATCAGTTAGATTCATACGAATCCATCGTTAAAGAAATTGATTCTATTGTTGCAACAAAACTATGGATTCCAACCAATATCAGAAACGTTGAAACCGTAAATGATCGCGCTTATGGAAACGTGAAATTAGCATCTGATTTTTACTACAATAAACAAGCAACAAGTAAAAAAGATGTATTTAACGTATTGATAAAAGCTGATGTAACGGCTAATGGTGAGTTATTTGGCCGCAATCTATCATTTAGCGAGTTAGATTGCAATGATGCAAGAAATAGCACTGTAAAATTAATATTGCAAAGTATTCCAAGCATAGATGGAGATAAACCAGTTGCCTCAAAAATGACGTTGCTAAAACAGGACGGAGTGTTTAATGTGAAAGGTAGAGCATTCTCGCCTGGTGAAGTTTATGAGGAAATCAATAAATACATTACAGAACAGGATGCTAATAAATCAGTAGACTATGAAATGTATAAACTATCTAATGAATTCAGAAATATTGTTTGCTCAAATAATTAATAAAGCCTTTTGTGAACAGTGCTTTTTAGCTAACGTGAACAGTGCGAAATATTAGATATTTGTTGACTTTTTGCTAATTTTGCACTAATATTCACAAAAATGACCGAGGTGTATTTATACATCTCGGTTTTTTATTATCAATCGTGGGATAGCCTAAAAGATAAAACTGGCTTTAATCCGAAATGTTAATTGCAAAAGCTATCTCCTTATCCAAATAAGCTCGCATATCTATGCGGGCTTTTTTATTACCTATCAAACGATGAGGGAAATCAAATGCCTATGAAAGATCCAGATGTATGGGCTTTAATTTGGGCGTGGTTACAGGTCAACATTGGGAATGGGTCAGTCCAAAGCGCCGGCGCCGCTGTTGCAATGTCGCTTTTAAGAATTGGCTTTATGCGAAAAAAACCATCCTTCCGCTATATGTTGATTGATGCAGCTATTTGCGCATCTATTGCTGGCGTAGCTGTTCCAGTTTGTACCCATGTATTTGGTCACGCCGATTTTTCTGCATTTTTCGGAACAATGATTGGGTTCATTGGGACTGAGAAAATCCGTGAATACTTATTTAGATTCATTAATCGGAGAATTGAAAAAGATGATGCACATTTCACAGACGACGTTCAATAAAATTTTCCCTAACGCAATCGCTGGAATCTATAAAGCGATCTCAGACAACATCGAAAAAGCGGGTTGTATCACAAAAACACAACAAGCCATGTTTATTGCTCAGTGCGGACATGAAACACGAGGCTTTACACGTTTTTGCGAAAGCATGAATTATTCTGTTGCCGGATTAAGAGAGACATTCCGCAAATACTTCACTTTAGCGCAAGCGCAAAAATATGGATATGTAAAAAATAAAGCTGGTGTGGTTATTCAAAAAGCCGATCAAGCATCTATTGCTAATATAGCCTATGCAAACCGCATGGGTAACGGCAATCAGGCAACTGGTGACGGCTGGAAGTATAGAGGCCGTGGACTACCGCATCTTACAGGTAAAGATAACTACCTCAGATTCCAAAAATGGTTAGGGAAATCCATTATGCCTGAAGAAGTATCAACTGATTTAGATTTAATCGTTAAATCAGGCGTTTGGTTCTGGCTAGATAAAGATTTAGCTAATTGCACTTCTGTTGAAAAAGCCACACTTCGGATAAACGGTGGAACAAACGGATTAGAAGAGCGCTGTAAGCTCTATCGTGATTTAATGGTGAGCTAATATGGGTAAATACATCTTTGGCGCACTAGGCGCTTTACTGATTGCGTTCTGTTTCATTTTAAGTCATCAAGTCAATGTTATTAATACGCTGAAAGCAGAAAACGCTGCTCAAGCTAAAACAATCGAATTGCAGTCCGAATCAATAACAAAACTTGAGGCTGATATTGCAGAAAATGAACGTCTAACGTTTGAAATCTCGAAAGAGGATAACAAAACAAGGGAACAAGCCAATGCGATTATTAAATCTATTCCAAAAGCTGACAAGCAAAGTGATGCGTTTAACGCCAATGCTCCTCTTAGCGTTATTGACTTCTTGCGCAAGTAAACCTCAGGTGGTCACTTGCCCTCGATTGCCGGTTGCTTATGTAGCACACTTAGACAAAACTCAATTCTTGGGTGAAACCTATGGCGATATTGCGCAATACGCCGTTGTGTTAAAGCGTGAACGTGATATGTGCTTAAACCGCATCGACAAGATTCGGGAATGGCAAACTGAGAAATTAAGTAAATAGGGCTAATCAATGTTTTTTCCAAAATCAAAGAAGAAACTTCTTGAAGAGGGATTTACTCATCATTGCAAAGTATGGGGAATCCCTTGTTATGTTGGCGGCTTAGATGAGGAAGATCCTCTTATCGATACCGCCAACTTTATTCCGAGTTGGGTGTTAGACTTAGCTGATGCAATTTGCTTTACCATGCTAGATTATCAAAATAGAGATAATCCGCATTATTTTAAAGGTTGGTCTATCTATGTAGGCGACCCGCTTTAATTTATTTTTAGGAGGAAAAATGGGTACAACTAAAACTATTGGTGAGGAATTAGTAGGGATTGATTTTAATGTTGGCAATCGAGGTGACGTGCATGAATGTAAATCTCGCTTTGCAGATGCAATAAATCAGTTACAAAAACAATCATGCTCAAGTCCAGAAAAAGAGATGCTAATTAAAGAAGCTCAAAAACGCATTATCGATGCACAAATGTGGGCGGTTAAAGCTATCACTTGGGATTTATAATTAAAGTTCACAATGCCCGCTTAATTGCGGGCTTTTTTATATATCGTTTATGGCAAGAAAGAATTGGAACGCACTTCAAATAGAATATATCAAGTCTTACGCAAAGACTGGTGTATCAGTATCAGAATGGTGCAGAAAGAAAGGGTTAAATTTTGCCAGTGCTAAACGTTATATCAAAAAGCCTGAAACAGCATTCGCACAGTTAGATGAAATCCAAAAGGGTGACAATCGAGAAGTAAAAGCAATTAAGAAAGCCGTTAAAAACAATGCGAATGAAACTTTAGAATCAGAAGTTATTGAATCTAAAGAAGATTTAGAGGAAAACTGCGAAATTAATTGCGAAATTGCGAATAAAACTGCGAAACCATCTAGATTCTCTTCTGAATTGCAATCTCAAAGAAGAAGAAAGCATGGCGGTTACGCTCGTTACTTTAAAGATAAATCAGCCTTTGATGTTGTAGTTGATTTTAGCCTTAAAGACGAGATTGATTTAATGCGCCAACGTGCTATTGCATCAATCGAGAATCTTGAAAAGTTCACTGCTGATTTAAGTCACTGTAAAACGGCTGAAGATAAAGAAGTTACCTATAAGCTAATTAACGCCGCTCAGAACGCATTAGATAGAGCGGTTGCACGAATTGAGAGTTTAAGCCGCACAAATAACGATATTGATTTAGTGCTTGAAACAATCGAATTAAGAAAAGCTCAGACGAAAGAAACCTTGCTTAAAGCAGATAAGCTCGCACAAGAGTTAGGCGCAAGAGCAGCAAGCAAACACAAAGTGGAATACACAATGGATTTTACAGGCGGCGATGATGAAGATTAATTATATCGCCTCGCCAACCTTTCGCCGAGTACATAAATCAAACGCATTAGTAAAGGCAATTCGTGGCCCGATTGGTAGTGGTAAATCAGTTGGGTGTGTAATGGAAATGTTCCGTATTTGCTTAAACCAAGAGCCTAATTCTGATGGTGTTCGCCGTACTCGTTGGGCTTGCGTGCGTAATACTTACCCTGAGTTAAAGGGTACAGTGATCAAAACATTCCAAGACTGGATTCCTGACAGTATTTGCCCGATTAAATATGACAGTCCAATCTCAGGATTGATGAAAATCAATCATCCTGATGGCAAAACAACGGTTGAGGCTGAATTTATGTTCCTATCCATGGATAAGCCAAAAGATGTTAAGAAATTAATGTCACTTGAGCTTACAGGGATTTGGATAAACGAGGCTCAATTCTTGCCAGTATTGCTTGTTACTGAGGCGGTTACTCGTACAGGGCGTTACCCGAAAAAGAGCGTATTAGAGGGATTTGATGGCGCAACTTGGAACGGCATGATTATGGACACAAACTCGCCTGATGACGATCACTGGTGGCATGAATTTGAAACCGCCGTTGATGAGGAAACAGGCGAAAGTCTAACGCCTAAAGGATGGGAGTTCTTCACTCAGCCTGGCGCATTAATTGATATTACAGGCATTCCATATAGCTCTTTATCCAATGAAGTTAAAGCCAATATTGAGGCTGGCTTATACGTTGAATATAAAGGGCATAAATTCGTGGCTAATCCACTTGCTGAGAACGTTGAAAACCATAAGAAAGGTTATGGGTACTGGTTCGATAGCTTGCAAGGTCAAACGCTCAACTGGATTAAATCTCGCATCTGTAATGAGTTCGCAACAGTACAAACAGGTAAACCAGTTTATATGGATCACTTCAACAAAGAATTGCACGTATCAAAAGATAAATTATTGCCGGTTAAAGGATGGCCAACATTTATCGGTCTTGACTTTGGTCTAACGCCAGCCGCAATTATCGGTCAGGTTGCGCCAATCGGTCAGTTACGCATCACTGATGAAGTTGTTGCAACTGGTATGGGGATTGAACGATTTATTCGTGATCAGCTTTCAATTCTACTTAAATCAAAATACAACGGTTGTGAAATTGAAGTAATAGGTGACCCAGCTGGTGTGCAACGTGCGCAAACCAACGAGAAAACGTGCTTTCAAATTCTATTGGAAAACGGCTTTAATGCTCGTCCAGCAGATTCTAACAACACAACAGCTCGCCTTGAGGCAGTTCGTTGGTGGTTATCTCGCTTAGTTGGCAAAGGACAGCCGGCAATGCTTATTAGTCCACACTGTAAAACACTTATCAAAGGTTATGAAACAGGCTATTCATACCGCCTATTAAATATCAGTGGGGAAGATAAATACACAGAAACGCCGGATAAAAACCGTTATTCACATCCACACGATGCAAACCAATATTTATGTTTAGGCGCTATGCCTGATTTATTCAAACAACAGATCATCAACATTAAACCACATCAAGCAATCAGTTCATTGACAGGGTACTAAACAATGGCAGAAGAACAATCCGCATTATTAGAGGCGATCACGAATTTCGGATCAGAGCTAAAAGCAAAATTATTAGAGCAAATTAAACAACGCCAACCAGTTGTTGAACGTTGGGTAAAAGATATGTATCAATATCGCAACCAATATTCAACCTCAACAACAACGGGTAAATCTAAAGTGTTTGTTGGTTATACTCGTGCGAAAACTGATGCTTGGACGGCTCAAATGACAGATATGTTATTCCCGAGCGATGACAAGAATTACAGTATCTCGCCAACGCCTATGCCTAGCATTTCCAATATGGCAAAACAAACCGATAACGGCAATCCGCAAATGGCTGCTCAAATTGATAATGCTCGTGCGATTATGCAACAAGCAAAAGAGCGTGCGGAGGCGATGGAAAAACTAATTGACGATCAGTTGCTCGAATGCGATTACGCTGCTGAGGCTCGCTTATGTTTACATTATGCCGCCGTATTGGGTACAGGTATTTTGCGTGCGCCTATCGTTGATGTTGTGGAATCAAAAGTATGGTCAGAAGATGCTATGGGGCAATGGAATGGCGAGATTGTGGCTAAAACAATTCCG